TGATAAAGACCTAATGCACCTTGGTTATTTCTATTCCAAGTATTAGGATTATTACCATAGTTAGTTTCCTGACCCATTGTAGCATTTTTCCATTCTTGAAACATATCTACTTTAGGTGCTTCGGTTACAGGAGGAGCTAGGGTTTGTACCTTTGGTATACCGGGTTCTCCAGACATAACGCCACTAACTTTGTCAATCATCATACCTAATCCAGGTGCAGCTGTTCTAAGACCTTGTTGGAGCCTATCTAAAAAACTTACACCAACACTACCATCTTGATAATACGCTACTTCAGTAGTACCGTCAGCATGCCACTGAGTAGCATTACGAGCAAAATTTGCTTGCTTACGGGTATCAGGGTCATACTTACCTAATGGTGCAGCTAATACTTTTTGTGCATACTCTTGTACACTCATATCTGCGGCATCTGCTTTTCTAGTAAACTTACCCTTATTTTCTGGCTTAATATTAATTGAGCCATCAGCATAACCTTGTACTTTATTTTTCTTACGACCTTCATCAACCATGCGCTTAATCGCTTTCTTATTCTTAGGATTCTGAGCAGCAGGTGCTGGGATAACGGCTTCACCGGGAGTAAGCATAGCAGGAACTGTATCTGTACCTTTTGGAATCATACCGGGAAGACGTTTTTGACCTTGGCTTAATACCTCTGAACCAGCTAAAGGATTCATTGAAGGTAAGCCAAGCTTTTGTCTGTTAATACGTGGTACTTTAATAGTACCCTCAGCTAGTTTCATCGCATGGTTTTCTTCTTTGTGAGTAATACCTTGGGACGCTTTGGCACCAGCTTCTTTGAGCTTGAGTTGATGTAGCTGATCTTTACGTTGTTGTTCTTGAGCGAATGCAATGTTTTTACGTTGTTCATCAGCATCAAGTTTTAAATATTCTCTATGTTGTTTTGCGCTAAGCGGACCCATAGTATCTCCTTAGAAAATTCCTAGTTTCTTTGCTAATAAACCAGCACCAATAGCCCAACCGATTGGACCCATAGCAGCTAATGCAGCTTGACCACCAGCAGCGCCAGCAGCACCTAAACCTGCAGTAGCACCAGTAGCTAATGGGGCGGCAGCTGCAGCGGTACCACCCGCACCTAGAGCAGCGCCAGCAGCTGTAGACATTGCAGGTGCAGCAGTAAGTAAACCAGCTTCAGTTAATGCAGCTGCAGCAGGAGCAGCTACTGTAGGGGCTACACTCATAGCAGGTGCAGTAGCACCAATAACAGCATTAGCAGATAAAGGTGCCATAGAAGCCTGTGCTGCTTGTGCAGCCTGTGCGGTTTTGTAAGCTTCAATACCCTTAGTAACACCTTGTGTAGCACCTTCGGCAACCTTGCCAACACCCATAGATGTTAACTGTTGCATGGTAGGGTCAGGTTGTTCATACATAACACCGGGAGCTTGCTCTTGTGAAGGTTGAACAGAAGCGCCTAATGGGGCAACTGGTCTTTGTTGATTGGTCCATGCCCAAGGATCTTGTTCGTACATTACTTACCTCCGGTTTGAACGGCTTGCTGCCTTGCAGGGTTACCATACACAGTAGAAGAATATCTCTGTAATGCTTGGTATGGTGCATCCAACATTTGCTGGTTAATACCACGTTCTTCGGAACCTAACTTAGCCAAACCTGCAGTAGTTGCAGCTGCAGTAGATACACCTTGACCAACTGATGTACCAAGGGCTTGTTCTGCCGCTGCTTTATTTCTAATAACTTCTGAGGCAAATTTAGCCTTAGCTGCATCTTCTGCTGTCTTTTCGGCTAATGCGTGTCTGGCAGAACCAAGCACACCACCAGCACCAAACTGATTACCTAGATTAGCAGAGGACATACCAACATCTAACTTAAGTGCGTCTTGTAGTTCAGCTGCACCACCTGTCTGAGCCATTTCTTTTAGTCGGGCTTGTTGCTCTGCTAATGTACCTAAGCCACCAGCACCTGTAGATGAGATAGTACTGCCCATATCAAAAGCAGCTTGTTGGTTTTCGGTAGCACCAGCAACTCGACCTAACTCGCCTGATGCATATTTATTTTCAGCTTCAGCTTGCACTCTTTGTAGGGCAGGTCTTGCCCATTCTGGGATTGTCTCAACTTCTCGGGTAGTCCCACCACCACCACCATATTTTTTAGTTACTTTATATTTCATTCTAAATCCTTTCGCATTACCACGTAGGCTTGCTTAAATCCGGGTACATATTGAGGTAAGACTTTAGCCCAACCTTGCCGTCCCCATTGTTCAATCGCTTTACAACCATTGTCCCGAGCAAACTGCTCTACGGTTGGAAAGACTTTAGATTGTTCTTCAAAGTTACTGCCACTAAAGGCAATAATGTGAAGTGTTTTATGTTGTGTATATTGTAAAAATTCAGTTAAACCAACTCCTACAATAGTACCATGATCAACAACTGCCCAACATTGAGCAATATTGACAAGTACTTTAGTTAAATAGTCTGTTAGTGTAGACTCTCCTTGTCCATGCTCAATTACTTGACGTAGATACCGAGATAATGTAGGCCAGTTTTCTACTGTTTGTTCTTTAGTTAGTTGTTGTATTTGCATATTTGTTATTTACATACTGGTGCAGATAAGCTTAAAGGGTTAACACCATCAGGAATCATTGAGGGATCAAGGATTTCGTTGTTATCCTTATCGCGTAACGCATGAATACAGTAAGCTACTGTTTCATCGGTAAGTGCTTCTAACTCATGGACTTTATCCTTGTGGATATAAATCATATGAGGTGCAGTAAATTCAGTAGCAATACCCTCAACCGTTACTTTTAATTTACCTTTAGCAAGTAATGTAAGATGATCGAATTGGTGTGTGTGACCGATCTCGGTGTCGCCAGCTTTTTCAAATCGCATCATGCGTGAAAAAAGATTGGCAACGCAGCCAATGTGAACAATGGGTGTACTCATAAAATGCTACCGAGAATTTCTCCGGATGAGGGTGTTGCTGTGATTTGCGGCGGAGGAGGCGGCGGCACGTATTCGGCAACAGGGCCATGCGTACCCGCAGACAACTCGGCAAAAAGCGTTCTCCCATGTTCCTCACTGTCATTTTGACTGGCGGTAAAAGGGATAGGGCCGAATTTTTCGTGCGTGACAACACAGTCAATTGCTGTATTTTCTTCGTTTGCCCAAGCGGGGTTTTGAATGTTTGTAAACATATTAAGAAATCCTCATCCAAAGTGTATTATAGGCAGAGCCATAACCATCATTGCCAACGAATCTATTGCAAGCAACCCAAGTACCGCCAAGTCCGGGATTTATTACACCTGATAAATTTGGAGCAGTACTCGCAGTTAACGGAATAGCAGGATGTACGCGCAGTGCTGACCCCGCTACCGATGTTCCGGCTCCGTAAGTAGTCTGGCCAACTGTTGCTGTTGACCAGCCAGCAATGATGTTACCAACCGCACCATAAGACGGAACGTATGGAGTGGCGGCAGTAGACTGCGTTGTGCCATTGTTGAAAAGAATATCGGTTCCCCGTACGGTTACTGGCATAATAGCCTCCAGTTAAAATTAATCATATAAGTCCTTATTAATAAACAGTAAAACCATCTGTAGGGTGCATAGAAAATTTTAAATCACCAGTAGACGTTTTAAAATAAAGTTGTCCTGAAACTTCTTCGACTAACCAATTTGTTGTTACAAGTTTTGTTGAGTTTGTAGCATTAGTAGCTGTATTAGCACTACCTGTAATACTAATATTCCACGTACCAGATGCATCACCACCAGTTCTTGTTGGTACATTTAAGTTAGCTCTGGCACCTGTTTCACTAGTTGCATTTGTACCTCCTTTTGCAATAGGTACTTGTGAGCTAAGTGCATTAGGGTCTACTTGCCCGGATGTATTTAAGTTATTAGCAAAGTTAGCTAAGTTACTTGCTTGTGTCATATATCACCTTTTAATCTTTTAACTTCTTGTTGTAGTTCTTCAATCTGAGATTGTAACTCTAAAAACATATCTTTAATAGTTGCTTTCTTTTCAATCTCAATAGGTAAATCATAACCTAGTACACCAGCAGAACTTAATGATCCTACCGATGCAGGGCCAGCACTAGTAAAAGAAGCGTATTGAGCAGGTTGTCCAGCAAAGTTTAATGGATCAACTAAATTTAAACTATAGGCTAAATCCGTAGCTCCCGGTATCGTATAGTCAGATGTTGGTTTTAATAGTACCCCATTAAACCATATCAAAGAAGAGTTTCTTTGGTATGGAGTTGGGTAACTAATAATATTAGTTCCTGAAATTTTCTCTGAATAGTTTTCTGTAAAGATCAGTGCATTAGCATTGTTCTTAACGAACTCGACAATAGTTAGTATGCCACCAGTTGCTGGTGATTTAAGTTGATAACCTGCATTACTTGCTAAGTAAGTATAATCAGTATCTACTAATAAAACACCATTAATAAATAACAATTCACTACCATCAACAGATGGTCTATTAACAATAGTTTGTCCATTTGTTAATGTAACATAACTATATGTGAATGGAACTTTATCGTTAGATGTTACTGCATCAATTAACCTGATATAGTAAGCCATCATAGACTCACCACCGATACATGCTTGAGCTAATGTTAAATTAGTGCTAGTACGGGTATAGTCAGTACCATTCTGAAGAAGAATACCATTTTGAAATAGTAATACTTGATTAGGTTGTGCATTAGAAAAGGTGAATACGGACTGACCAGCAGCTGCATTAACCATACCTAAGCTAAATCTAACCTGATCTAAAGCACCAGCCTTAACTATCCTTCCAAATTGATCTACGTTAATTTCTGCTGTGGTTGCAGGATCAAATGAGAATCCACCCGAGTTTGCACCCTGACCATAAGGGTCTAAGTTAATATTATAAACACCTGTAGTGGTTTGTGTATAACCAATTCTACCATCAGTAGGTGAACTCAAGTCTGTAACAACAGTACCAGATCGACTATATACATCAATGTAATTAAAAGAATTACTTTGATCAGTTACATTATACCATCCTGTAGAGTCAGGCGCTTCAGTATTAGTATCAAAAGATACGATATTATTACCGATACTTCTAAACCAAAGTTTACGTACGCTTTCTCCAAAGGTGCCATTAGCACTAAACCATATAAAGTCATTAGCAGAAATATTATCGTAAAGAATATCTGAGGCTAACAGACCAAAGTAGGTTTTACCAGTAGCTGTATTACTTAAGCCTGAACCAATAATACTATCCGCATATTTAACTAACAAATACCTTGAAGATGAAATAACACTTAGTGGATCTTCATTAATAATACCAATACCATCAGTAACACTAAAGGTACTTACATCTAAGTTAACAAAACTATTGTCAGTATATAGTACTAAACCTATAGGTTTGTTTTCATAAGGTACTATATCAATACTTCTACCACCATAACAGCGATAATATAACTCAAATGTTATTCCAAAAGAAAATGGTGACCACTCATAATCCTTGGGGTCACTTGACGCTGTTTGGTTGTCAGATGTATAAATACCATAAAAGGTTTTATTAATAGGGCTTGTACTAAAACCACCTCCAGCGGAATCAGTAGCATACCTTATTGTTAAATACTTTTTATATTCAACAGTTAATCTATCAAGATCTAATGATCTAACAGGGGCTAAAATCCAATCAGCATCATCTGGTGGTTCGATACCTACATAAAAACTTACTTGTCTATTACCTTGTTTAAGTAACCATAAATATTTATTAAAACCAAAACTACCTTCTACAGGTATCCACGTATAGTCTGCCGGGTTAGTAGATTCGGTAGCTTGTGTTGTATTGTAAATACCAAAGAAAAGTCTACTAGTAGGTACATCCGAAATATTTGAACCAGTATTATCATCTGCATACTTAATACTTAGGTATCTATAAAGAAAACCTAAAATATTGTTATTACCATCAGTGATAATACCAGTATTTTCATCTGCAGTAACACCTTGGTTTTCTTGTAAAGCATTAATACCTAAATAAACATTATATAGGTAGGAATCTAAATCAGCATTACCAGTGTATGGTGGAATTAAAAACATAATTACCTCCGGTCAGCAAGCTTAGCATCAAAGGCATATAATGGAAGTCTCCAGTTACCCATAGAAGAAATTTTAAAGTTCATAATACGACCATTTACCCTTGGATCAACTTTATAACCTTGTGATCTTTGATTATTTGGTTCAAATACAAATAAATCTTCTGAGGTAAATTCTGGATTATCTACATAATTATTTTGAGCTTTGACGTAAATATTAATTTCGGAATCTAAAGGTACCGTATCAAATACAGGATATAAGGAGTTAATTAAACTACTTGCACTAACTTGACCTGTGTTTAACTTTCTCTTTTCAATATAAGACTCATAAGGTACTAAATTAGTACCATTCCACATTACATATGAATCATCAGTAATAAGTGTTTGAGTAGTATTAGTAGTCATATATAATACTTTATTACTGTACTGCCATTGATTAGCAATATTACTAGGTCCATTAAATATCCAAGACACATTTGATAATTGTCTTTTAGTCCATGTATTGCTTTTATAATTAAAAATTAAAGCTTCATTACAAACAGTTGAACTACCTTTAGGATAGTTAATCCAGATTTCTTTATAAAAGGGATTTCTTACTACTTGTACTTTATTAATAGCTGATCTATTTAAATTTCTAAAGAAATATCTTTTAACTCTACCATCGGCAATAGGATCAATTTGTCCTGATCCGCTATGAATATAAATATCATTATTATCTACTACGAAATGCCTACCCTCAAACTCAACAACACAGTCGGTATTTAAAATACCATATGAGTCAGAATAACCACTTACATTAGCTTTACCTTGGTTAATAGATAACATGCTGATACTATCAGATGTATAAATAAACATATTACCACGAAGGTTAGCCATATCTAATACAGGTGAAGTTGAAGATAATTCAAATTCATCAGCAGTATCAGTAGTTAAACCGGGTTGCCATGTTTGTGGAATACCACCAGTAGGTGCTTGTACAGACACTCTAATAGTACCGGGTGCATAAGTGATTGTACCACCAGAACTAATAGTTAAATTACCAGCTACTAGTGAATAGTTCAATGCACGAATTACTTTGGCAGTTACTGTTAGTCCTGCGGTGTAATTCCAGTTTGGTAGTGGTTGTAATGCATTGCTTGCGTTAACACTACCGAACAAACAATATAATGGGGTTGATTTACC